TCTCCTCAACATTCTCCCAGTCCATGGAATACTGTATCCACTTGAGACCAGACATCTTAGCTTTATTGTCCCAGTGATTCATCTTAAACAAATCAATCTGTTTAATCTTCATCTTGTAAGGAGCAAATTCAGCAAAGTCACCCTTGTTAGTTTTATCTATTACACTTTGAGCATAGTTATATATCCATTTTACCAAAGCTTCTGCATCAAGCTTTAGTAAATCTTTTTGGTTATTAAGTATCTTTTGTGTAATCTGAGCATCAAAACCAAGACCGTTGTATGAGATATGCCATTGGTTTTCTGTCACACATTTTTGAAGAAATGTGACAAACTGAGGAAAGTCATTTCTTTGTTTGCAAACAACGAACACATGCTTTTCTTCTGCTTTATAGTGTTCAAACACGGCTACGAAACAATTACAGATAGTTTCATAGTCCATTATCCAGTGTGGTTTTTCCATTTTTATAATATTCAGTTAAGCTGTCTCCCCTTTAGAGCCAAAAAAAGCAGACAATGTCTGCTAAATTTGGTTATTATGAACAAGGACTAAATAGTACTGATCAAGTTTCCTGTTTTAGGAGCTGCTTGTTTAGCTTCCGTAAAAGGAGTGATATCAAAAGTATCAGCATTGATAGCAAGTTTGCTTACAATTTCTTTTACTTCTTCTAAATTATCAATATAATACTCATAGTAAGTTTCCAAAGCTTTACGTTCTTCAGCATAATCCTTACCATTATTTCTTTTACCTATTTTCATAGGAACTACATCCCCCCACTCGTTTACCTTAGCAACCATGTGAAGGTTTTCTTTCTTTTCTTTAGAGATGAGAGCTAACACTTTGCTGTCTAAGTCAAAAATAGCTTCATTAAATATACAATCTGGAGTTGCTGGTATCATTTTAAAAGTTCTATTAGCTCCCCAGCTGGAGGTAATTAACATCATTGATTTGTTCATAAATTTGGTTTTTTACAAAACTATTCTATTTTATTTAAAACTTCAAAATCTTCTATAGGAATTTTTAAATTTTCTTTTTCTAAATCACATGGATTACAGAGCTCTCCTGTTTTTACAAGAACGTCTACATCTATGTCTAACAGTTTTGCATAAGTTTCAAAATACTTTTCAGGATATAAATAAGTTTCTATATACTTATATTCTGTGGATTTTTCACCATAGTAAATTTTAATTGCTCTTTTTAAGTGAGCTGATAACTTAGAATACTTTCCCACTATAAAATTGTACCAATCTGCCTGATATATTTCTAAATCAAACACATACAAGTTATAGTTCTTTATAGGTATTTTTTCTACAAATAGAGGATTACCTGTCAACATCTGTTCCTCAAATACTTTAAATCCTTCAGACTGGTCATCTGGAAAACTACATATCAGTTTCATTTCTTCAGCTCCTATTTTTCCTTCAATAGAAAGATAGGTGCCTGAAGGTAACTTATTACTAGTTCGTTTTATACCCAAAGCTGGGTATAAAAACGATCTAGATTTTTGAAAGTATTTACCATATAGTTTATCTATCATTACATTGCTTTTATAGGGTTACATTTCCTATAGCAAAGTCATAAGGTAGAACATAATTTCTATTTTCATAATGCCAGTTAGCTTTGTCTAATACTTCTGTAAGTTTAGTAAACCAACTATTCATTGTGTTGTCACTGACAGGAAATGCATAAGTGTTATACGACCTATCAATAACTATAAAATGAAATTTCATTCTATATCCGGCATCTATTAAGTTTAAAAACTTCATTGCTACAATTGTGCTATAAATAGCAGCTTGCATCCAATAAGAGTAAAACTCAACAGAGTCAGAAAAATCTTTAAGATCTTTACTAGTAGTCTTTACATCATTAATATACAAAACTTTTTGGTCATGGTCTACAACTAAGTTATCAATTATTCCCTTAAGCCCAAAAGATTTATTATTGATGTTACAAGATAGTAAAATTTCGTTAAATACTTCTTTGTTTTCAAACTCAGTGACATTACATCCTAGTAAATTACAAAGCTTAGTATCCATCTTTATTAGGTCTACAGCTGTTTTACAAAAGTCATATGATTCCTGATCTATAAGAGTTTTATTACCTTTGTTTTTAAGAAACTCCCAATAATTTAGGGCTTCTGGTGTAAAAATCTTGTCTATTCTTTGTTGATCAGTCTTCAAACTTTGATGAAGATTGATGTCTTTAAGAACATCTAGTACAGCATCTGTGAAATCTACAAAGTCTACCCTTTGATCTCCATGTAATTGAAGCTCTTTAGCATGTCTATATACAGTATCTACCACTGTTTTTGTACTTCCTGTAGGTAGATTAGATGGACTAACTATAAATTGGTCTAAAAACTTATCTTGCTCTAATAGTAAAGCATGAATAATCTTGCCGTTTACTAAATGAGCATCTGTTCTTTCTTCTCTATTGCCAAGTACATACGTTTGATAAAAGGCTTGTGGGTTCCACAAAAGCTTATTCAAACTACTATAAGAGAATTGAAATGGTTTACTATAGAATTCTTTTTCCATAATTTCCATTGACTCTTGCATAATTGCATCTAGTTCCATACACCTAATAATTTTAATAATGTTCTAATTCTGTTTGCTGTTTCTTTGTCCTTAGTTAAAGCCTCTTCATATTCTAGGAAGTCTATCACTCCTTTAAGAGTTAATTCTGGTTCAAGGTCTTTTATTTCTTCTGCCATCTTATTCTAATTTGCTTTCCTAAATCCATATCATTAGGAAACTGGGTGATTAAATTTGTGATTGCATTCTCTGTTCTAACTTCTTTATTTTCTAAAGAATCTGCTATACGTTCTAGTTGCCTAGCAATATCCGGTAATGTACCTTCTATAAGTTTTCTACCCATCAGGGTTTCATGTAGTTCAGGCATCCCTTAAATGTTTAAATTTTTTCCAGTCTTCTGCTGGTAAATAAGCTATCAGATTTTCTATAGGTATAAATCTAATTAGTTCTTCTATAGCTTCATATTCATGACAATCAATGTCTACTTTTATTTGTTCTAACACTGTTTCTATAAGGTCCTGTTTACTTTTTGGACTTTTCATCTTGTGTCTTTTTATCATGGCATTTAGTGCAAAGTACTTGTAGATTATCCACTTCACAGAATAGTCTTTCTACAAATCCTGGGAGGTCATTTGCACACCTTAAAGTACCAGCAGGTATAATATGATCTACGTTAATTTCTTTATCAGGATACCAATCTAAACAACCAGCACACTGATATTCCCATTTTTGTTTACCTCTACCTTGTTGTGGACCAATATACTTTCTTTTAGCATAATTTTTTGCTTCAGATATGGGTTTCCACCACCTGGACTTTTGTCTAAGTGCAGACCTTATAAAACTCCAAAATGCAGATTCCGTCATGGTACCTGCATTTCGAACTTTGGGTGTTTGAGTTTTTCTTACAACTTTCTTTTTAGCCATCATTCAATTTTTTAGCTAAGATAGGAACTAATCTATTCCTAACTTCTTTGGCTCCATAATCTTTTATTGAGTCAGATACATCTTTACTCATAGGTAGGAGTGTGATTTCTATAAATGGGTATTTTTCTTTATACTTTCTCATAGCTTCTATACCAGCATCATCATTGTCAAACAACACTATAATTTTATCATACTTGTTTTGTAATTCTTCCATTATGTGTTCTTTAAGCATTGTGTTCTCACTATCAGGTGCTATGACATCTATATTAAGCTTGAGAGATTTAATAGACATTACATCCTTAAGACTAGAGGTGATGATGAGATGTTTCTCACCTGTGCACTGGTGCATTCCCTGGATGTAATCAGTTACCTTGATAAACTTTTTATCAAGAGTCTTGGGCTGATATATTTTATAGAGGGACCCATCTGCTTTGAAATAACCATAGAGATATAGTCCTTTGATACAAAGTTCATTATCATCCTTGGTCATGCAATAACTTTCTAGTGGTTTCACATGAAACTCTTCTAGTAGTTTAGATCCAATATTAAACTGTGTCCAGAAATATTGATCTTGTGTGGTCCATCCTCTTGTCTTATAACTAGTCACTTTATACTTGGAGGCTCGTTGAAACTTTTCTATATCGTATCCTCCATTATTGTGTAATACAAAGTCGTTATAGTTTTCTACAATGAGCTGACATGCTTTATGAAATGGTAGTTGTGTAAGATCTTTTACTAAATCTATAGCACTACCTCCCTTTCCTGTAGAGAAATCCTTATACTTATACATGTTATCCTTACTTGTGTATATACACATGCTTGGTGTACGTTCTTTAGGATTAAATAGAGATTTAATCTTTACATCCTGCCCACTTAGTTTTTCTTTTATATTACAAAAGTGTTGAAATATCCATGCTATAGGAACATCCTTTACGTCATGAACTAAATTTTTTGTTTTAAACATAGTGTAACAAATTTAAAATAAAGAGGGGAGTGTAGAAACACCCCCCGTTTTATCCATTATCCTAGTGAAACATTATATGTTAAAATCATCGTTAGCTGGTTCAAAACCACTAACTGTTTTAGATGCCAAGGCTGTATAATGATACTTGTTGGTTTTGTCAAATTTATTCAATTTGGTTTCATCAACAGAAGCAAATTTGAATTTAGGAAGAGACAATCTTACAATTACTTTTCCATTGTATTCGTCTTCTTTGCCCACTAAGAACCAATACAAATCATTATCCTTTAAAATATCTACAGCTGCTTCTACCCATTGCTCAATAGAAGTGATGTTAGCATTTTTAGATAGATTATCTATTTCTTTTCTAAGACCCAATTGATCAGCAATAACAATAAGTTTGCTCAAGATTTCATTCTTGTTAACATCGTCACTGTTATACTCACTGATATAAATAGTTGCACTCACTCTTGCAGTTTGCCCTTTGAATTTTTCTCCTTCAGGGTTTTCTCTGTCAATAGCCCAACCTTCAAAGTTAGGTAGTGCTGGTCCTTCTAATGTAAGCTCCAAAGCTTTTTTACCTGTTTTAGCAGTTCTTACTTGTGCACTGTAGATGTGTGCATAAACTACTCCGGGTTCAAAGGATTTTCCTAATCCTCCTCCCTTAATTTCCTGTCCTTCTGTTTTGAACATGTGTTTTGTTTTTTAAATTAAAAATGGGGTTGTTAATTCTCATAGTCTTTAATAGCTTTAATAACAAGTTGTAAATCATTAGCTACTTCTAATGTGGGGAACATTCCACGTGGAGATTTACAAGTATTTTCACCGTTGGTTTGGGTTTCAAATACATACCTAATCTCTCCGTCTTTGTTCTTTTTGGCTTTACCAAACAAAACTATGGAAAAAAGTCCTTCCAAAGTTAGTTTTTCATCAACCATTTTACCAATAGTTTTTGCTTTGAATTTACGTTTACCTTCCATATCCGTTGCTTCTTCTGCATGAGTGAGAAAGAAGATGAGCAGGTCTTCTCTCATGTCTTTAGGCATACGAGCAATTCTAGCTAGGTGGGCACCTATCTGTGTGAACTTCTCATAACCTTTCTCATTAGCTTTGTCAAAGAATTCGAAGGAACTCATGTACTGAAAGTCGTCTACAACTATGTTTTTGATCTCAGGACGTTTCTCATTAATGTATTTAATACAAGCCTCAATATTTTCAGGTGTGGCTTTGTCATACATGTTTCCGGAAGGATTGTCCTTACTCCAAACAGTGTACTTCTTTTTCCATCCCTTAAATGGTAGAGGTTTGTTAGCAACATTAATGATAAATGTTTCTTTGGGATCTAACGTCTCAATGCTGGTAGACTTGCCAGCACCGGACTCTGCAATAATTAATACTCCTTGTGCCATATGTATTGTTTATTTGTTTTTTATAAGTTCATTCAACCAGGCTTTAGCACTAACTGGTCTGTTCATGTGGATGGCATAATAATCTCTGATAGTCATATCAGCATACGGTGCATCCTCCATGAGGGCTGGAGCTTTTGGGATATTAGCAGCAGTCTCTTGAGCTTTTTGTGTCACTTTAAATACAGAGTCATCTGTACCAGTGAAAGCTGACATCTTACTAATAGCCACAGAACTTCTGTGTACCACTTTTAATTCTTCTATAGGAACCAAATATGAACCTTTGGAATTAAGTTCATACTCTTCTTCAAAAGCTGAATTAAACGGCACTCTATATACTTTTCTTTCTGGATCTGCAGGATTCAAATCTGAGTCAATAAGTTCAAAGAAGAAACCTTTTGTTTTTTTAAACTCTGATGGAAAGATCCCTACCACCAGTCTTGCTTGTTCATCATAGAACTGTGTCTTCATGTTGAAATCAAAAGGACTAATTCCTAAATCTGTTATGATATCAGAGTTATGATCTCTGATCTCTTTTAGTTTTAGGGCTTTGTACTTAGCTCTTTCATCATCAGACATTGTGTGCAAAATGCTCATGTCTTTGTTTTGATTGTTAATGTATGTTGTTAAGGTGTAGTAACGTTGGGAACACTAGCATTGGTAAACCTGTTAGCTGTACGTCTTTGAGGAGGAGCTCCTGTTGGATTAGCAGCTTGAGGTTCAGGTACTTCTAGTATTCTTTGTCTAGGAAAATCTGCTTTCATAAATATCAAATTAGTATCATCAGCACTATTCCTAGATTTTAAAATGTGAGTGAATATGTCATCTGTTTTACAAGGATATTCCTTTCTACCATATGATTCTATATCCACTTTAAATGGACGGTTTAGTACTACCACCATGTCTGATCCCTGCATAAGAGCATCACCACCAAATATGTCACTACTTGTTGGATAGTTACCAATAGTACCTGGCATTTTTCTAACTGGCTCATCTATACTTCTGTTTAGCTGTGTAATCATAATTACAATGATGGGAAGCTTGTTTTTAAGATGCATCAACATCTCTACAGTATTGTAAAGAGTGGTGATTTTTTCTTTCTCATCCTTGTCTTTTTTAATTAACCAGCTATGATCTATAGTGATAATTAGAGGTTTGCCTCCTAAGCCGTTGTAAGCCGTGTGTACAGCCTCTTCCATTTTTCTAACAGTGAGAGCTGTATTAATCTGAGTTCTATATGATCCAAAAGATTGAAAATTTTTTTGTTCATCAACATATTGTTTCATCATTTTTATAGAGAACTCATCTACTTGTTTGTGAGTGCTTAACACTTGATTATAGTCCAAAGCAGTTTGAGCAACAAAATCTCTTGCTGCAGTTTGCTTTGGTCCCATCTCAAATTGGAATTCTAAAACGTTAAAGTCTTGTGTTGGATTGAGTAGTTTGGATTCTCGTAGTATTTGAGAAACAAACATGGTTTTACCAGCACCAGGTCTAGCTCCTATAGTGAGCATAGATCCCCATTCTAAACCTCCTACACCCATTTTATTTAGACCATCCCATGGAAGTTTAAAGGATTTAATCTTCCCTAGACGTCTGTCTTCTATATATTGTAGACCTTCTTCTAATATTTCGACATATGTCTTAATACCAAAAGGTCTATCTTTTTGTGGAAGATTGAGAATGTTCACTAGTTTAGGTTTAATTTCTGTTTTGTAAATTTAAATAATTTCATTGAAACTACCAAAGTTAATTCTATTAAAATGTACTCATAAATTGATAAACTTATAATGAAATTATCTATGATCAACCAGTTAAGAACACTGAATAAAATTCCCAAAAAGAAGCTGTGAAAAAACTTTTCTTTTAATGTCATGCATTGTTGTTTAATATGCCTGGATTATCAAGAATTTCTTGACAATAGTCAGCAAGTTTTGATGTTACCTCTTTAGTTTGAGAATTAGTTTTCTTTATAAAATAGCTGCTTGTAACCATATACATATAGTTTTTTCTTTTAAAAACCTCATTGTAATAGTCTGTGGCATCTAGTATAAGATCCCAGTCATATTCTGGATAGGTCTTAAAGAACCATACAAACTTATCTTTGAGTTCTTGTGCAGATTGTCTAGCTAGTTCACCAGATGGTAATCTTTTAGCCGGCCAGATTTCTCTATACTCTTTGATACGG